GCAGTATCTTCAGCACCTACACAAGAAGTTAAACCATCAGTAGAAAAAAAAGACATAGAGAATTTAGGGCAACAAACTAATTTAGAAATAGCTAAAGTTAAGAATGATGTAGGGTCAATTAAAGCTATGATGAATGAGATAATGCAGATAGTTGCTGAGAAAGATACTATTACAAAAGAAGTTAATAGTGCTGACATTGACAAAAGATTTAAGGATATAGAAAAGATAGTATTACCTTTCCTATATAACTTAGGTAAAACAGATGAGCCTTATATTCATTGGCCTAATAGAGGACCAATTATTAAGGCACAAATAGAGAAGTTATTAAAACTTACAAGAGGTAATTAAATGAAATTAAGTAATAATTTTAGTCTAAACGAAATGACTAAGAGCCAAACAGCTGAACGAAAAGGGATTAGTAATAATCCTAGTGAAGACCATATGAACAGTTTGAAAGCATTATGTGAAAATGTGCTACAAAAGGTTAGAGATCATTATGGTAAAGTTGTATCTATATCTAGTGGATATAGAAGTCCAGAACTATGCCTAGCAATAGGGTCATCAATAAACTCACAGCATGCGAAGGGCCAAGCCGCAGATTTTGAAATCTTTGGTGTGTCTAATGCTGATTTATGTAAATGGATTAGTGAAAACTGTGACTTTGATCAGATGATTTTGGAGTACCACACTGTAGGAGAACCTAATAGTGGTTGGGTGCACGTTTCATATAGATCAGATGGTGAAAATCGTAAACAGATATTAAGAGCTTACAGAAATGAAAGCAAGAAGACTTGTTACGAATCATACGACCCTAGCTGAAAAGAGAAAAGAGACGAAGTAAGAAACGATCCTGAAAAGATCAAAGATCATATGATACTGTACAGGTCAACATAGACTTGACAGAATGCATATATTGTGATATATTATAGTAATACAAATATGAAAGTGAATATATAATGACATCAAAGTTTAATTTTATTGATTTAGATAAATCAAAACTACCAGTAACTAAAGGTAAAAAAGTAGATGGTTTTCGTTTCTATGATATAGAGGGAAAAGCATATCCATCAATTACTACTGTACTAGGTATTCAAAAGAAAGCACAATTACAAGAGTGGCGAGATAAGATTGGTGAGGACGTTGCCAATTGGGAAATGGGTAGAGCGGCTAGACGTGGTAAGGCAACTCACTTATTAATAGAACAATACATCAAAGGTTTAACACCAAGTGAACGAGGTGTATTACCATTAGGTCTATTCAGATTAATTAAACCATATGTAGATCAGATTGATAACATACATTGTTTAGAAACAATTATGTACAGTAAGAAGTTGACCATCGCAGGTCAAGTTGACTGTATCGCTGAATACAATGGTAAGTTATCAGTAATTGATTTTAAAACAGCAAACAAAGAACGACAAGAATCTTGGATAGAGAACTACTTTATGCAGACTACAGCCTATGCTCAAATGTATGAGGAGATGTTCGGAAAAGAGATAGAACAAATTGTTATTTTACTAGCATCTGAAGATGGTTCAGTTCAATCATTTATAAAAGAAAAGAAAGATTATATGGAACCTTTGAAGAAATCAATTGGCGACTTTTATAAATATTATGAAGAACTAAACAAGGATAAGATCAAGCAAGAGTAGCCCATATCTTATAAAAAGATATGAAAAAATTGTTAATCTTAATCTGTCTATTGTGGAACACCACTAGTTATGCTGATATGGAGAAGTATGATTTATTTGGTATGACAATGCCAATGATGTGTGGATTACCAGCAACAGTAGATCAATATATAAAAGATAAAGGCTTTATTGCTATCAATGTAAGTTTTGGTAAAGAAAATGCTAAAGAAGATGGTGAGATAGTGTTTGCGATAAAATATTACATAAACGATAATTTACAAACATTAGCAGTAGCAGAATCACCACTGGATCCATATAAGTGTATGATATTCCATACGTTTGATATGATAATGAATAAAAACTTATTAGAAGGTACTAACACTTGACAATAATGTAAAAGTGTGGTATATTAATAGAGTTGCAACTGTGTAGGCGAAAGCGAGAGTAAGTAACCTACACTTATATAATTAGGAGAATATAATGACAGACGATAGATCAGAAGACGCAAGTTACGAAAACGAAGCTACACCACCATCACCGATGGTACAAATTTCACTTAAAGAATACGACAAATTAAAAGCCAAACAGCACTACATAACAGATAAAGGTCTTATTGATATTATTGATAATATGGAAAGACTATTAAGAGCTTTAAGGAAACATATAGTTAGATCGGACTTTAATGAATAGTAAAGAATTTAGTTTAAATATTGAAAGTATTGTAAAAGAAAAAAGAATAACATACATGGATGCTGTTGTTTGGTACTGTGAAGAAAATGGTTTAGATACAAGTCAAGTATCATCATTAATCTCAAAATCATTAAAAGAAAAAATTAAGTTAGAAGCTATGAACTTAAAGATGTTGAAGTTTCCAAAGTGTGGTATGTTACCCATTTAATTATGTATGGTGGATTTGATGTATATAAAACTTACTTGGCTATCAAGTTACATTTCGCATCGGATACATACGACTATTATAAGTATGGTGGAAAGGTTAACGCAAAACTTGAAACATTTACTAAACGTAAGGATAGATACTTTTTTCACAAACTGAGTACGAAATATGCAGAAGCTGATATACTTGATTTCTTTGTTGCTAACTTTCTTTCAGATAGTAAGAGATGGATTGGTAATCTGTTGGCAAATGATGGTAGAGGGGTTTACTTGGATTATAAAAAACGGAAAGAATCCTTTGCTTATCATTTTAAACAAGACTGTGGAACTATTGTTTCTGACTTTAGCTCTCGTGGTCTTTCTTTTAATGATGGCTTTCTTTGTCCTAATGGACAGCATCCACGAATGTTACGCTTACTTATTCAAAAGAAATATAGTTACCAGACCGCGGTCGTGCTTAATCACTTTCTTGGCTTTACTAAAAATTGGGATAAAGAGATTACCGAGAAAATTGTATGGCCTGAAATCTCACTTAAGGTTACCAGAGTGAGACCGTTTATAAATTTTAATGCAACAGAATGTAAATTAATTATGAAAGAGATATTTGTCAATGGCTGAAAGAGTATTTTGTATAGGTAATGGTGAGAGTAGATCACCAGTAGATTTAATTAAATTAAGACCACATGGTAAAATATATGGTTGTAATGGATTATATAGAGATTTTACACCAGATGTATTAACTTCAGTAGATGGACCAATGATGCACGAGATATATCAAAGTGGTTATGCTGATAAGAATGAATTGTGGTTAAGAGATTGGAACGCAGTACCAGGTATGACATACAGTAGTGTTGTATTTGCTGGACTATCACAAGAAGAAATAGAAATTGGTAAAAAGAATTTTAAGTTAAATGAAAACAAGAGAGGCGATAGACAGATGTATGTATTCCATGGGTCATCTATCTCTGGTCAAGTAGGTTTAATTAGAAGAATGGCCAGTGGTGAACAAATAGAAAAGAAACAAATTAATCACACAGGTTGTTATGTAAGTTGGCAAAACCCAGATGATAAGGTAAATAGTTTATCAGATTTAATTCCAGGTAAACCTGATAGAGGTTGGGCATGTGGAGCAACAAGTGCTTGGGTTGCTTTAACTCAAAACAAAGACTTGAAAGAATTGATAATGATTGGACACGATTTAAAAAGTAACACAGATAACATTAACAATATGTATAAGTCAACCGATAATTATGGTGATGGCAGAAACAAACCCATACCTCATGTCAATTGGGTTACTCAATGGAATACACTAATGGGAGAGTTTCCTAAAGTAAAATTCATTAAAGTAAATCCAGATGGTATACGAGGTAATACTCCAGTAAGTAGTAATATGGAAGAATGGAATACTCATGCTACAAAAGGAACATTAGAATATTGGAATTACGAGAAACTAAATGAAAGCTTTAACTGCATCTAAAATAATACCAGGAAGAAAACAAGAACTTATAAAATTAGATAACTTGTTTGATTTACCTAATAGATCAGATGAAAGTTACTTGGAATATCTTGGTAATGTATATAAAGATATGGACAATAGAGGTATGGAAAATCCTATACTTGTAATTAGAAAAAACGATTATTGGAATAGACTTCCATGGACAGGAACAGATACACAATTAGGTGTAGTAACAGGTTCAAATAGATTTAGATACGCTGTGGATAGAGGATACACACATATAGAGGGTATAATATGTGCGAATAGAGGTGACTGGTTTCCACTATGGGAAAGTACCTTTTATCGTGTCAAATTAGACTTGACAAATGGTTCATAATGTGGTATACTAAGGACAATATGTTTGATAGAATAATTTATAGATTATTAGATACAATAGTGGACTGGTGTGAGCGTTATAAGAAATACAGAATTGATAAGACTTTACCTAAACCCAATAAAAAAGAATTAGCAAAATGGGTAAAACAA